TCACGGTCAACCACAAGGGAGTCCTGTAGATTCTCATCACGAAACCACTCGTTGTAGATGAGATTGTAAGCGCGGTTGAAAAGGGCCGAGTGCGAAACAGTAGCCGCACCTCCCAACTGGCCGACGGTGGGCAAGCCCATGTAATCCTGAAGGGAGCCAACAGCATAGCCACCGGCAGGGGATACGACCTGCGGAATGGTGTAGTCGATGGAGTCGCCAGGGTCAATTTGCTCTCCCATAAATTTTTGCCAGTTGTCCCACACAAGACGATTCGGCACGAAGAACCAGAAGGTATCGAGATGAAGGTTATCCATCACGGGAAAGATCGGAGTCGCGAGGCGGCCAAACAGCGTAGCCTGAAGGCTGAAAGAGTCGCCCGGGAGAACTTCGTCAAGGTAGATCGGAACGAGGTAACCGGCATCGAACGCCGTTTTGTGAGTCTTTTCGATTTTGAAGGTCGAACGAGGAATGTCCGCCTTCGGAATCATTGTGAACTTATGGACGTCAACGGATTTATTGCGGTGCATGGTCAAGCCTCGATGTAGTTAGAAGCCTGTTCAACGGCTTCAGGGTTGCAGGGAATAATAGCGCCGGTTTGGTCGTCGAATTCGCCGACCTTCCAGAGAGCGTAGTCGGCGGGATTTTGGTGAAGTGGAGAGTCCGGGCGCTTGCATTCAGCGCCAAACTCACGGACAGCAACGCCCAGCGAAGGCGTCATAAACGGGCGCAGATAAGCAGCCAGAGCGCGGTCAAAGACAGAGACGATTTGGAGACGAGCCATTTTAGAGCTTCCTTTTCAAATTAGAGATACGCGCCTTTAGAACGGTGTCAGCCACACGACGGCGCACTATCGTATGGTGTTCGGCGCGGAGTGCGCCAGAATCGGCCCGACGCTGCATGAGGTGATCGTACTCACCAGCATCGATAAGAGAGTAAAGCCGGTCGTAATACTTGGGAGGCGCACATTCTACGGCGCCCACGACGACCTTGCCATGGGGATAAACGTCCGACATATATTTGATGAACCATCCATGCCCGATGCCCGGTTTTTTTGACATACACGCATAGTCAGGGCGTCTATCAGTAACGACGCCATCAGAATCAACGACACGATAATGATCAGCCTGGAGAGCACCATTGACCTTTTTCATGACGTACCGGGCCGTGTAGGCCGCTGATTCAAAGGTGAGATCACCGAACGTACTGAACCCGAGCCCCCAGAGCTTATCAAGTGACGCAGAAGAAAACGTATCAGCTCCGGATTCGCCTTTACCGAAAAAACGTCCGTCAGATGGCCGGTATCCGAATAACAGAGCATGGTAGTGAGGCCGGCCAAATTCGCCGTACTCACCGCACATGTAGAACCGGACTTTGCCATGCTTTTTGCGGAGCCTCTTCAAGAAAAGCTGAAAGTCCCGATGCACCAGTGTACCGCCGGCGGGGAGGTTCTCGGGCGAGTAGGTGAGGGTGACAAAGCAGGACTCACTATGCAAAGTACCCTCATGGACGCAGCGGATAGCCCATTGGCGGGAACGTTCCAAACGACAACCCGCACATTGACCGCAAGCAAGATCAAGCTCACGAACAGCGTCAGGAATCCGATTGAAACTAAGCTCACCACCATAGCTCTGCCAAGCGTGGAGCGGATTGGAGCAAGCCATCCATCACAGACGCCAGCCACCGCGATTGGGGCCGCTCATGTTCGCGGCTTTGGTACGACCGGCTTGCCGGCGGAAAGATTTAGCGGACTTACGCTTGTTGGAACCGAAACGACGGGAGGGGCGCATTTTGTGGACCTTTCAAGGGATTGAGAAGAGAAGGTAACACCTTTTTGGAAAGGTGTCACCTAGACCAGTTACATCAAGTATATAACTGGTCACGCCGCCTTAACGGCGTCGGGGTTGGAATCTGAAGGAGCATCCACAGGAACGCCTTTCAGGCCCTCTGGAGTGGCCGTGAAGCGCTCCGTAGGGGCAGGTTGAGGGGGAGGTACCAGCAGCCCCATTTTTTCGAGCTCAGCTCGATTTGAGGCCGTTGTAACGAATTCCACGAATTCGCCGGGGTCGTTGTGGAAACGAGACCGGACGGCAGCAGGGAGAGCATCGAACGCCTCATTTGCGGCGGCGATGCTGTTGACGGCGGTATGGAAGTCATTAACGCCGGTAAAGTCGCCATATTTTGGCGGAAGAGGAGAGACCGGGATTTTCCCGGTAACGCCGAAGCGGCGGACGAGAGTATTGATGTCGCATTCGTCACGGAATTGTTGCTGAGCCCGGGTGGGCTCAGGACAGACGAGGGCAGAAGCGTCGCTTTCAGCGTCGCGGTCATAGTTGTAGGCAGTACGGATAAAGACGGGGGGAACTGCGAGTTTCAAGGCGGACATGGTAGAGGCTCCAGAGAGAAGATTGCAGGGTGCGAAGGTAGAGGAGTAGAGATTGAGAATAAAACGCACGCAGAGAGAAGCAAGTAGAGGCAGTGGGAGCCGACCGCCAAACGCAGACAGAGGCCCCCGATTTGTTACCGCCGAGGCGGAGGAATTTTAAGACCAAACACAGGAGGCATAAGAGAGCGGGCAATGCCCGCAGCAGCAGAGCCATATTTAGCGACATCGTCCAAATAGGGCCGATAACGACCATATTCAGTAATGTCACGGTCATGACGAGCCTTAAGGCCGGGATACAACATTGAATCATTCAGGCCGAGAATACCAGTACGAAAAGCCTGTTGACGATGAGCCTCCGCTGAGGCCACATTAAGGCCACGCTGAGAAGGCTGAGTGGCAGCCTGTTCGCGATAGAGCTTACCAAGATCAAACTGAGTGCCAGTCTGCGCACGCTGAAGCTCAAGAAGACCACGAAGCTGGTCAACCGTAGCGTCGTACTGTGCACCCCTTTTGGGGATGTTAGCGAGCTCAGCAGTGAGATTCACAATCTGTTGCCGTACATGCTCGGTCTGAGAGAACAGGTTAGCGGCAGAAGCCCCAGAGGTGGAAGTCTCCTGGGCGATCTTGGGAGCCATGTAGTTTTGCTGAATCCAAGCATCGACGTTGTTTTTATGTGCAGCGGACTGCGCCTGTTCCGTCTGGGCGTGGGTGAGCTGCTCGGTAGCCCGCATATTTGAAAGCTCCTGAGAGAGCCGAGCACCAGCGTTCGCCGTATTGACCTGAGTGAGCTTGGGAGATTGAAATTGCGCAGAAGTACCCTCCGGAGTAGAAGCGCCGCCTTTCATGTAGGCGAGCATTGGATTGAGGCCAGCAGCCTTAAGATCAGCGACACCGCGCTGATAAGACGTGTTGGACATACGCTCTTGAAAATCCATCTGCGCCTGCGCATTGGACTGTAGAGCAGCGTTGGTTTCTTGTTGGCCCGCGAAACCGAGAAGGCCCCCGGCGACCCCGCCAATGGCGGAACCAAGACCGGGAGTAATAGCCGCAAGAAGACCGTCGAACATTAGAAGTGATCGATCAAGCCCGGAACGGAATACATCGGGAGAGGGCGCGTAGCTCGTACCGAGAAGAATGCATCCACAAGAAGCTGCTGGCCATTGGCGCTCGTGCCGACAGCGACGACACGTGAAACAGGCGGCGTGTCCTCAATAAACGTGGAGTTGAGAGTCGGAAGAGACGCAAACTTTTGCGATAAATGCCAGTTGTCGATCGTGCCTGACGCAGTTGAACGGAAGAGGCCCGTGATCTGGCTCGGGTTATAGCGGTACTCCGCCCATCGCTCTTGGTAGCCAAAGACGAGCTCATCGTTCGCATCACCCTTGCAGTAAATTTCTTTATTGAGGATGGCTTGCTCGCCGAGCATCGCAAACGCCGGAAAGTAGAAGTCATAACGAGTCTCCCGGCTCCACATCTTGCGGAGCCCTTGTTGATAGGTAAGGTCAGCACGAACGGCGGCCAAGCCAATAATCATGCCATGTTCAGTGAACGACTGGGTAAAGCCGTGGTCGCGGCTAAGAAGCGTACCCATTGCGGCAAGATTGCCCTGGGGGGTAGTAGTGCCCGAAGCGCCAGAGGCCTGAGTCTGCGCAATCGGATTGATTGTAATGGCAGTGGAACCACCACCAAGATACTCGGGCCGCTGGAGACGAGCATCGGGAGAAATAACGCCAAAATGAGAACGCACGATCTCGGTGTAGCGAGTGCCGCCACGCGCGTCGCGTTCGAGAAGCTTTTGAATCTGGAACGATTGGCGGAGTTGATTGATCGTGGCAGCCGTAGCAGCCGAGAGATCGACCTCGAGACCGGTTTGCGCACCGAACTTCAACTGCGGGTCACCCGCGCCCATGTTGAACGACATAGCCGTGTAGCCGGTCGCCGAGTTGAACAGGAGATTTTTGTCGGCGACCCCGGCAGAACTGAGTTTGATGAAATTCCCGTCAGATTGGACGGGAGCGGAAGTACCTAGCGGAAGTGAAACAGAGTCACCCTTTTGAGGCCACGGAAGAGCGCCCGTAAAGTAGTCCTTGCGCTTGCCACGACGCTTGAGCACGTAATCGCCGGGGGAGTCTGGCCCGTCATCACGGTCAACCACAAGGGAGTCCTGTAGATTCTCATCACGAAACCACTCGTTGTAGATGAGATTGTAAGCGCGGTTGAAAAGGGCCGAGTGCGAAACAGTAGCCGCACCTCCCAACTGGC